AAGACCAAGACACTATACAACTTCATTAGATTTGGTATTTGGTCCTGTTGTTAATATTGATCCAAATAGAGATTTGGCATTTACTGACCCAGAAGGAAATAATATTAAGAAATCTGGAGACATTGTGACTCTTGATTATACTGAAGTTGAGTGGTTAAATCAACCATTTGCAACTAGAACTGAAAGTATTACTCCATACATTATAAGTTTCTGGCAAGCAACGCTGGAATTAACACCACCTTCCGATACTTGGGTTAATACTGTTACATTAGAACCAAAGATTATTAACACAGAAGGAAATTATTCTGATGTAGTTGCTCAAGCAGTTGATACTTTAGGATTTGATCCAAATAAAGGATTTGCTCCTGTTGCTTGGGATGCTTGGGAAACTGATTGGATTGGAACTGAAGTTTTAACTTCAACCAATGTAACTACAGACACTACTTTTAGTTCTAACGGTGGTGGGCGAAGGTTTACAGCAAATCACCCAGATGGAAGAAGGGGTGGAACTTGGATTAGACAAACTGGAACATTTACTGATACAGTAACCGAAGAAACAATACAAGAAACTGTAACTACTGGTCAAGAATCTAGAACAGGAACTCAAACCTTTATCACCGAAACATACGACGTAAGTTCCACGGGAGTAAGACAGATTAGCACCGATCTCGTCAAATTCATGAGATCTAGAAACGTTCAAATTGTTGCCAAGAGGTTGAAACCAAATACTAGATTGTATGGTTTCTTTGACGGGGTTGAGGTTACAAACTACTGTATACCAAAACTTCTTGATATTAGTATGGTCTCTGGAGTCTTTCAGGTCGGAGAGACTGTAATTGGAACAATGAACAGTTCTGGACTCAATAGAAATATTCCAGGCGTAACTCCTAGAATATCTTTTAGACTTGCAGCTTCGAAGCATAGAGAAGGTCCCTATAATAACCCAACTCGCCAATATACACAAAGTCCATATTCAAACAGAGTAATTCCTAGCACTTATACATCAACTGCAGAAATACTTAATGTTGACACATTCTCCTTATCTAATGAAGTTCAAGGTGAATACAGTGGATGGGTATCTCCTGGAATGGTATTTGTTGGACAAACCAGTGGTGCTGTTGCAACATTAAATACTCTTCAATTAGTGTCTGATATTTCTTCTAACTGTATTTTTAGTTTCTTTATTCCAGATCCAAATATTAACACTAATCCAAGATTTGAGACAGGAACACGAACATTTACCTTAATTAATAATAATACAAATGATCAAAATAAAGCGTCTACAATTGGAGAAGACAATTATACTGCAAGTGGTACTATAGAAACTTTCCAAGAAGAAATTACATCAGTTAGAAATGCCGCCATTGAAAATAAACAAGTATTTGAAGAGAGAGCTATCTTTAGTTCTACTGGGCCTGTTGTTGTAGATACTAATGTAACTACTTCCACAAGAGTAGAGACACAAGATAGATATGTTGACCCACTTGCACAATCTTTCTTAGTAGCAGAAGATAATGGCATTTTCTTGACCAGTTGTGACGTATTTTTCCAATCGAAAGATGATGGAGAAATTCCAGCAATAATCCAACTTAGATCCATGCAAAATGGAATTCCAACTCAAAAGGTATTACCATTCTCTGAAGTTGTATTGAGTCCAGATGAAATAAACACCTCAGCCGACGGATCTGTACCAACAAGAATCACATTTAAATCTCCAGTTTATTTAAAGGGCGGCGGCACAGAGTATGCGTTATGTTTACTTTCACTTTCCACTAAATATCAAGTCTTTATTTCAAGAATTGGTGAAGAAGACTTATTAACACAAACATTTATATCAAACCAACCATATCTTGGATCTCTGTTTAAATCTCAGAATGGATTTACTTGGGATGCAAGTCAGTGGGAAGACATGAAATTCACTTTATACCGAGCAGACTTTGTAACTAAGGGTGATATTCAATTCTACAATCCAATACTGTCTGAAGGAAATGATCAAGTAGCAAAGTTATTACCAGATTCTCTTGACATTAATTCAAGAGAAATCAGAGTTGGCTTTGCTAATACAATTAATGATAGTGGATTAACTTTAGGAAATACTGTTTTACAGTATGGTACTAATGCAACAGGTAATTATGTAGGAAGTGCCGGATCTGCTACTGGTACTCTTAACATTATTGATGCAGGAATTGGATATACTCCTGCTTCTGGAGGTAGAACTTTTGGTGGAGTCAATCTGGTAACAATTACTGGTACTGGAAGAAACGCAACAGCAGAAATTACTATTAGCAATGGAACTGCAATTGGTGCTACCATCACCAATGGTGGACTTGGTTATCAAGTAGGAGATGTTCTTGGAATTGGTACAATTGGAAGTATTCCTACAGGAGTTAATGCTCAACTTTCTGTTACTTCAATTTCTGATATAAATGAACTTATTTTAGATAATGTTCAAGGAGAGTTTGTAGTTTCTGGAGCAGGAAATACCGTAAGTTACATCAATAATTCTGGAATAACAACCGAACTGAATTATAGTGATGGCGCTAATGTTCAAATTAGCAATATTGAAGTTGCAAATGACGGACTTCACATTGTAGTTAACCACAAAAATAGTGGTATGTATTTTGAAGATAATTATGTAACCGTATCTGATGTAGATTCTGATATTATTCCAACAAAACTTACTACAGCGTATAATACAGATTCTACAACTGCGATTACTGTTGAGGATGCTTCATCGTTTACTCAGTTTGAAAATGTTGGAGTTGGTACTACTAATGTTGGATATTTAAAGATTGGAGATGAAGTCATTGGATACACTGAAGTTGTTGGTAATACTATTGGTGGTACAATAACTAGAAATATATCCGGATTTAAGAAAAATTATCCAGTTGGCACTTTAGTTTACAAATATGAACTTGGTGGTGTTTCTCTTAGAAGAATTAATAAAACACACCAACTTAGTGATGCAACGGTCTCTGATCCAATATCCTTTGATTCATATAATATTAAAATTGATATGTCAGCAAATGGAAACGACAGAAGCACCGATGTTGGATTCCCCAAACTTTACTTTAATGAGTCTAAGTTCTCTGGTGGTAACCAAATAAAATCGACACAAAATATACCATTTGAAATTATTTCTCCAATGGTACAACATCAAGTTGTCACTGGAACGAAATTGGATGCTAAGATCAGAACTATAACTGGACAAAGTTTGAGTGGAACCGAAGTTCCATATCAAAATGCTGGATATGAAAATGTGACCCTGAATAAGTCAAATTACTTGACAAGCACTAGAATAGTTTGCTCAGATATTAATGAAACAAATAATCTGACAGGACTTAGTTTGCCAGGAAATAGATCATTCAACATGCAGTTAGATTTAGAAACCATTGATTCTAAAGTATCTCCAGTCATTGATACTCAAAGAGTAAGTGCTATCTTTGTTTCCAATAGAGTCAATAGTGCGATTACTAATTATGCAACTGATAGTAGAGCAAATAGTCTTTTAGATGATCCTACTGCATTTACATATATTTCTAAAGAAGTTACTTTAGAAAATCCAGCAACTTCGTTGAAGATTCTTCTTTCTGCTTATATTAACGAATACTCTGATATCAGAGCCTTCTATGCAATTAGTGATCGTAATGGATTTGATCCAGTGTTCGTACCTTTCCCAGGATATGCTAACTTGGATTATAGAGGAAGAGTTATTAATGCACAAAATAATGATGGAACACCGGATACTTTAGTTCCAAAATCACAAGCACTTGAATTTGACTCAAGTAAACTTGACTTTAGAGAAAATGTATTTACAATCGATGAATTACCATCCTTCAGAGTTTACAGAGTGAAGATTGTTGCGACATCTACAAATCAAGCATATCCACCAAGATTTAAGGAACTTAGAACTATTGCTTTAGCATAAAATGAAAAAAGAATATGTAAAAGTTTCTGGACACTCTGATTTAGTCAGAGATCCAGAAACAAATTCAATCATAAACAAAAATAAGTCTGAATATAATGAATATATGATGAGAAAAAATATAAAGTCTGAAGAGAATCAAAAAGTACAAACAATTGAAGATGAAGTTGCTAGTATAAAAAGTGATGTGAATGAAATAAAATCTTTATTGAGGGAGTTAATTAATGGATCCAGATAAAGTTAATTTAGAAAATTTAACAAAAAGTTTTGAATATGTCAGAATGGCAAATGAAATAGATAATTATAATGATATCGATGAAATTAAAACTATTGCAAAATGTTTTTGCAAACTTTACTATAAACAACAAGAAACTCTATCTGCCATAGGAATTCAAGATGCCAAGTAGAAACATAACATTTGATCCAGATGCTGGAGTACCAAAAGGAGCAAATTTAACCATTCATACTGGAGCAGATTTTTCTGCTAATTTTAACGTAGTTGATACTTCTAGTTCAGCATTTAATTTTGAGAGTTGGACTGGATCATCTCAAATGACAAAAAGTGTCTCTATTGGGTCATCTTCTTATCCAACAGCAACTTTTAATGTTGGGTTTACTAGTGCTGCGGGAGGAAAAATAAAAATTTCTCTTGGATCAACAGATACCAGAAGTTTATCTGAAGGAAGATATGTTTATAATCTCTTGGTTAGTTCTGGATCCACTGTTTATAGTTTGGTAAATGGAAATATTTTGGTCATTCCTGGCATTTCTTCAGCACCCTAAATATTACTAGGAAACTTGTGAATAAATGGCACAACCAACAAGTAGAACAGAATTAATAAACTATTGTAAAAGGCAACTAGGTGCTCCTGTGCTGGAGATTAATGTTGCCGATGAGCAAGTAGATGACTTGGTTGATGATGCCTTACAATTCTTCAATGAAAGACATTTTGATGGCGTAGCGCAGACGTTCTTAAAATATAAAATTACTCAAGACGATATTGATAGAGGAAGAGGTAGGGGCGGAAATAATCCTATCGGTATTGTAACAACGACTGCAACTGCTCCTGCTTCATCTGGAATTTCTACTACAGCGGTCACATTTTCTTATGAAGAAAATAGTAATTATTTACAAATACCACCATCAATTATCGGAATAACAAAGATATTCCACTTTGATGGATCAAACACTGTAACTAACAACATGTTCAGTGTTAAATATCAGTTATTCTTAAATGATATTTACTACTGGGGCTCAACAGAACTCCTAACATATGCGATGGTTAAAACATATTTGGAAGATATTGATTTTCTTCTTACAACACAAAAGCAAATAAGATTTAATCAAAGACAAGATAGATTATATTTGGATATTGATTGGTCTTCTGTCAGTGTTGGTGATTATTTTGTTATAGAATGCCATAGATTAATGGATCCAAATGATTATTCTAGAGTTTGGAATGATTCTTTCTTGAAAAAATATTTAACCTCATTAATTAAACGTCAGTGGGGACAAAATTTAATTAAGTTCCAAGGAGTAAAACTTCCTGGTGGAATAGAATTAAACGGAAGACAAATTTATGATGATGCACAAAAAGAAATTGATGTGATAATGGAAAAAATGTCTAATACTTATGAACTTCCACCGCTAGATATGATCGGTTAAACCTATGCTTAATCCGTTTTTTCAGCAAGGATCATTATCCGAACAAAATCTGATTCAAGATTTAATCAACGAACAGTTGAGGATGTATGGTGTTGAAGTTCATTATCTTCCAAGGAAGTATGTTACTGAAAAAACGATTTTAAAAGAAGTTATTCAATCTGCATTTGACGACGCATATCCAATTGAAGCTTATGTAGAAAATTATGAGGGATACTCAGATAATTCTGTTTTAATGTCCAAATTTGGTATTCAACAGACACAAGAAATAAATCTAATTGTCTCAAAAGATAGATGGGAGTCTTATATTCAACCTTTAATTAAAAACGAAACTAATATAAAACTTTCAACAAGACCAAAAGAAGGAGATTTAATATATTTTCCTCTTGGGGATCGTTTATATGAAATTAAGTATGTTGAGCATGAAAAACCATTTTATCAACTACAGAAAAATTATGTTTATCAACTGAGGTGCGAACTCTTCAGATATGAAGATGAATTGATTGATACTGGTGTTGATGAAATTGATGATATTTTGGTTGGAAATGAAGAAGATGGTTTAACTGATGATGGAATATCTACCATCTTGGGAATAACTCAAACATTAACACTTATTGGCGTAGGTGTCACTGCTACAGCAACAGCAAGCATTGTAGACGGTGGTATTCAATTTATAACAGTAACAAATAGAGGTGGAGGATACAGTAGTATTCCAACAGTTGGAATATCTTCGGCACCAGCAGGAGGATTGACTGGTGTGGCAACTGCAAGAATGATTGGTGGAATTAATGTTTGTAATCTAAACGTTAATCCACAACTTAGATCGGTTCAAAATGTTGATGTTGTAAATTCTGGTTATGGATACACAACAACTCCATTGGTAAGATTTATTGGTGGAGGTGGAAGTGGAGCTGCTGCAACTGCATCTATTGGAGATGGTGTAGTTGGTATTGTTACACTTACCTCTAGTGGATCTGGATACACTACTTCACCAACAATTACATTTACAGGTATTTCAAGTGTTTCTGCTGCCGCTACAGCAGTTGTTAGTGCTGCAGGAACCATTACAGCAATCAATATTACAAATGCTGGTTTGGGATATACTGAAGCACCAACAATAACAATTTCAGATCCAAATCTTGGATCAACCGGAAACTTCACATTTAATGAACTTGTAACTGGTTCATCTAGTGGAACAACAGGAAGAGTAAGAACTTGGAACTCAACCACAAATATTCTTGAAGTATCTAATATTACAGGAACCTTTGTAGTTGGAGAAAATATAGTTGGTTCAACTTCCGGTGCTTCTCATGCACTCCTTGTAGCAGATACAAATCCAACAGATGATGGATTTGCGGACAATTTTGACATTCAAACAGAAGCAAATGAGATTTTAGACTTTACAGAACATAATCCATTTGGAATACCATAAATAAACATTAACACAGTTAAATAGTAATATAATAAAATTTTACATATGTTTGACTATTTTTACAACGAAATTTTAAGGAGAACCATTATTTCTTTTGGTACTCTGTTTAATAATATTTCAATACAACATACGGATACTTCCGATAACGTGACTAGCGTTGTAAAAGTTCCTCTTGCATATGGTCCTACTCAAAAGTTTCTTGCAAGATTAGAGCAGTCACCAGATCTTAATAAATCAACGGCAATCACTTTGCCTAGAATGTCATTTGAATTTACTGGTCTTACATATGATCCACAAAGAAAAGTAACAACAACACAACAATTTACTGTTAAAGATCCAACGGATGGATCAGAAACAAAAAAAGCATATATGCCAGTTCCATATAATATGCAATTTGAACTGAGTGTAATGACTAAACTTAATGATGATATGCTTCAGATTGTTGAACAAATTTTACCATATTTCCAACCAGCATATAATTTGTCAGTAGAACTGATAGAAAGTATTCAAGAAAAAAGAGATATTCCGATTGTTCTTGAAAATATCACAATGCAAGATGATTATGAAGGAGATTTTACTTCTAGGAGAGTTCTTCTTTATACATTGAGATTTACAGCTAAAACATATCTGTTTGGTCCAGTTTCTTCTGCTACTACAGATATTATCAGAAGAGCAACTGTCAGTTATATTACTGGAACAGATACTACAAATACTACAAGAGAACTATCATACTCAGTTACTCCAAGAGCACTTAAAAATTACACTGGTGATGTAACAACGAACATCTCTTCGGATATTACAACTACAAATACTGTGATTGAAGTTGATGATGTTAGTGGACTTACTGCTAAAACTTATATTGACCTTGAAGGTGAAGAGTTGTACATCACTAAGATTTCTGGAAATAAAATTACTGTCAAGAGAGGTCAAGATGGAACAACTATTACCTCTCACCTGAAAGGTGCTCCAATCAAAACAATTACTACTGCAGATAATGCACTAGTAGAGGAAGGAGATGACTTTGGATTTAGTGGTAGTATTTCATGAAAATGACAAAAAAGTATGAAAAATTAAATGAAACCTTTGATGTTGATGGAGACATAGTTCCAGTTAAAGCAGAAAAAATTTCAAAAGAAGTAGAAGATAAAAAATCTTCTTCAGATGATATTAAAAAGGATTATGAATATACAAGAGGAAATTTGTATTCTCTGATTGAGAAGGGACAAGAAGCTATTAATGGTATTCTTGAACTAGCACAAGAAACTGAACAGGCAAGAGCATATGAGGTTGCTGGACAGTTGATTAAGAATGTTGCTGATGCGACAGATAAATTGATGGAACTTCAGAAAAAACTTAAAGAAGTTGAAGAAGAAAAACAGATTAAAGGTCCATCAAC